AGTAATCATACGGAACAGACCTTTAAGTGCTTTCGCACGGGTCATATCAGCAACTGATTTCTCATCTAATGCATCATCTAATTCTTTCTTAGATGCAAGGTTACCAATAGAATCGATTACAATGATAACTTTGTCGTTATCTTCGATTGATTCTAACTGCGATACCACATCAAACTTTAGCTTTTCTACGTCTGTGATAGGCGTATGCAAGACACGTGATGTATCAATACCAAACGATTCAAAGTATGTTTGAGGTGAACCAAACTCTGAGTCATAGAATAACATAATTGCATCAGGATGTTTATTAAGATATGACGCAGCAATGAGTAATGCAAACGATGTCTTAAAGTGTTTCGATGGACCAGCAAGGACTGTCAAGCCACCCGCTAAACCGCCGTCAACTGATCCAGACAATGCGACATTAATCATCGGCACTGGCGTAGATGCTACGTCTCTGTTTTTGAAAAGCTTAGATTTAGAAAGTACATCAGTACCTTTAACCTTAGAATTCTTTTTTAGTCTATCCATTACGGACATATATTTACTCCTATCAAGTTATCATTAGGTATATTATAACATGAATTGATCAAGTTGTACACCTTTAATTGGCGGTTTGCCCTGCCTTTGTTCCCATTCAGAATCCCAACCAGATCTATTCATTAAATCAGCTGGAACATGGTCGAACGTACCATTACCACGTGGTACATAGTTTTGACCGAATCGAACAAAATCACACATCACATCTTCTAAATCTTTAGCTCTTCCACCGGTTCGTTCAACCAGTAGATTCATAAACTCGTCAGGCTTCCATCCCGAGGACAAACGTTTCATACAGCGAACTGCATTGTTGCCTAAGTAGGTATGACTGTCAACGTCAACGTATTGGGGAAAGTAATCAGAGCAATCCATAGAGAAAGCAGCGTATACGAAATTAAACTTTCGATGGCCTACTTCTTTGTTATAATCATTAAGAAAATCAACTATGTCTTTATGGCCGCGGGTTTCCTTTATTAACCAGGCCGTAAATTTATTTATCAATTCAGGTAATTCAAGTGCCATGAAATCAACATTTGAGACACCTTTTTTTGGTGCTGGTGGTTGGTTACCAATAGAGGTAAACAGAGCTTTACCCTGTGCTTTAAACATCACAAGGTTATCTGCCATCTCTTGAATGGTTTTAAACTTTCCCCAGTACTGTACTGCATTGTTACGGTATCCATGATCGCTCTCGAAAGATGCACCTGAACCCATAATCCGATGGCACAGGAATACATATAACCAGGTTTTCAAGTCCCATTTTATATTGTCATTACTCTTATTGAGTGCACGACGTTCTTCATTATGCCATCTATGTTTAGGTGATTTAGAACCGAACCACAGATCTTGAGGAACATTAGAAAACCCTGCAGCGTTACGCGTGAAACAATCGTAAATGTCAATGGTCTGCATCAGCGGATCATTAACTACTTGGTTTGCCTCATCTGACATATAATCAGAGTGTCCCCAGTTTACATTATTCTGCAGCCATTTGGCACGAGGATAATAATACTCTGAGAATACGTCTAGCGCTTCTTCATTCAACCAGCGGTTTTTCATTCTTGGCCCAATCTCTGTATGAATCAATTCGTTCGTATATAGTATCATCTTCTAGTATAGGCTCACCGCCCACGTTCCAGAATAAAATATCTTTATCGCTATTCTTAGGTATATACTTCCATGCCTTACCATCATATGTTGCAATATTAGGGAACGGTGGAAGATCTGTTTTCTGTGCTGCCTGAAATGCAAGTGGTTCTGATATAGGTTTGGCAATACCAAGCTCTCCAGCTTTCATGTTACGTGACACACATACTGAAGTAAACTTAGCATTTGGCCATGCAATCTGAAGTGCACGTGAGAGTACGCCCGTGGACGTGGCAAGATATACTTCATCAGGCTCTTTAATCTTTGATGCAACCTTTACGAAACCGGCTGTGACCAACTCATGCTTAAGTCCTAAAGGAACAAAGAATGCATTTGGTCTTTCATCAGCCCACTTCTTTGCAAGTAAGTTTAGATTAGGCATTGCAGCAATACGATGAAACTCGTATTCACATCCACGTTCTATACAGCAAGCTTGATGTGTAGAGATACGCTTGGAAGAAGGCATGAATAATTTAACCTTCTTACCATGCCGTTTTGCTACATCAAGAAGAGATACGCCAGCAAGACCAGTACGAGGTTGCACGTAAACAATGGTATCAATATGATCAGGGAGCGAGGATATGAGACAATCACCCCCGCGAACTTTACTTCCAACCAAGTCATCGTCACGGACAACCCGAACGCCATCATGACTGGTAATGCGAGGGACAGGATTAGGATCTTCCCAATCCCCAGCCAAAGCAAGGAATAATTCTCTAGCTGATTCAACAGTATATAAGGGTCCAACATCTTTATTTACTCCATCTATTATATGATTATTATGTGCCAAGTCCTGTTACTCCCCAATCATTACGACGATAAAATGGCGGAGCAATATGGAAAGAAGATCCATGCTCCATGTATGTTTTTGCGTATAGCTCAGGATCCATAGTATACCAATCCGCAGGTGGCATGACGATCTTACCACCTGACTGTTTATCTAATTCATCAATGAATCGATTAGTCAGGTCGTGACGATCTTGCCATGTACCATGAAAAGGTGTTTTCTTATAGTATCCAGTCTTAGGTATACGTCTTTCTTCATACTCCACAGGGACAGGAGTTGCATAGTACACATCACAATCATTCGTAGCTTCTAACGAAGTACCTTGTGTAATGTACTCTCGAATGAGATTCTCAAGGACAAAATCGGTATGTCGTAGAAGGTGATGACGAATGTCAATAGAACCAAATGCAAAGGTGATTTTACCTTTCGGTCTTGCACCTCTGAACATAGTTCGTAAACCTTGCTTTAACGCACCGTGTAGCGTCTTGCCGTCGTTACGTAAAGTGATATCATTCTTATCACTAAACGCTATAGTGTGAGAGTCACCTACAGTGAAACTATCACGTTGTAGATCCTCTTGCTTTAAACTAGAAACAGTACTGAATCTATTGCTTACTGCATCACACCATTCTTCTGTAATACCTTCGTATGTTGTATTAGCACCAATGCGTTTCTTTAGCATGGCACCATAGTCAGGCATATCATGATCCAATGAAACAAGATCTGGACATGAAGCAACTAGGTTGATACGATCAAAAACCTCTTTAGCTGCTCCGCCAAAAAGGTTTAATGTACCACCAAAGTTTGCGCCATGATCAATGTACACTTTATCAAACGTTCTGATTTTAGGTGTACATTTGTGATCTATAGTAGAACCTAAATGATCCTGCCATAACATAGTCCAACCATGAGTGTGAGACTTTGGGTTAACAGGTATATTAGATATCGGATTCGTTATTATAGAACGCATACTCGACTCCTGCCTCATCAAAGATTCGTTTAGTCAATTTCCACGATTCTTGCCACTTTTCAGGTATATCCATCTTAGGCATTATAACTCTTTTAATTCCTACTTGAACAACGCCTTTAGCGCAATCGGAGCAAGTAGGTAAGCCATAAACAAAGAGAGTAGATCCATCAAGGGATACTCCATTGTAAGAAGCATTGTAAATCACATTCATTTCAGCGTGAACTACTAACTTAAGTTTTAGGTCACGATCGTTATAGTTTGCAGGTGAGTCATTTACACCACGTGGGAAGCCGTTGTATCCTTGCGAAAGTATTTGACCTTTCGTACCAATAGCAACAGCACCAATTTTACTTGAAGGATCCTTAGACCAGTCAGCAATATGACTAGCTAGGTTAAGGTACCGATTAATCCATTTAGGTTTATTTGACAAGGTTAAAGTGCCTCTCATATACGTGAAGATTTTGGACCTGCCATGTTATAGGGCCAGGTCCTACAGGATCTTCATAGGTTAAGTTTAATTTGTTATACTCCCAGCACATTTTCTGAAGTACGTGGGTCTGCCATGCAAAGTCATTCTTATAGCCAAAGACCACATCATTAGAACGCATTTGAACAACAGCAAACATCATATCGTTACGTATATAGTAAGTAACACTGTTTGTACATATGAAATCAGACATACCACCTTTGTTATATTCTGTCCATATAGATGGACGAGTATAAATCATAGAGGCACGACGACTATCAGGATTAGCATCAAGCTCCATCAAAGCAGAATGAAACTGATTGTAATACTCTTCTGAGTAAATAAGCTTGCCATAGTTACTATTGATATTGCCATGTTTATCTGATGCATACTTCCATGCTTCAGGAGCAACACGATCAGGACCATATATGTCATTGATGTTAGTAGACTGAGATGCGTACCATTCCAGTTCTTTCTCAATGTAAGGTAGGCTTGGCTTACCGAAGATTGATGGTTGATCTGCAATGAAAGATGCACCTGTCAATTCGATAGTCTTTTGACCAGTCTTATCAATAGTAAATGCTTCATCGTTTAGTTCATCAATAAAGAATTGACGAATGTCTTTTACTGTGTTTGAACTATGTGCACTCATTGCTTATCTCCTGCTTTCCATCGGTCATCCATGTTGAGATGGCCATCTGCAATATGCTGCATAAGAATCATAAGCTGAGTATTTGCATGTGCAAGATGGCTTAGACCAGACTCAGGATCTAGATCTTCACCACCCCAGAATGCATTTAAGTGACGTTGAATAGACGAGTATGTACGAGACCACTCAGTGGAACCGCCATCATCACGCCAGTTATTAGGACCATATTTGTTAGCACCAAAGCCAAGTACTTCTGCTACTTGGTTGATAGCGTCAATAGGAACAAGAGCTAAAGGAGCTTTGTTAGTATCATATTTCATGTTTAATTCCTAGTTTATTATATGAGACCATTATAACACATTTAACGCGTGTTGTACACTAATAATTTCACTATTATACTCAGTGCAATGATTACGTGCCTTTGCGAAGTGATGGTTATAATACAACTTGTTTGCGAATTTAGATCGTTCACGACCATGCATGCTAAAGCTATTAGGTTGAATTACAAGACGAGGATAGATTACATACCCATCATTATCGTCCATCATTTTAGCAGTAACAATATAATCAAATATA